TAATACTGCTATACTATTTAATTTTGGTAGCTCTAGTGCTAATGTGTCCTTAGCTCATATGCCAGGAGTTGCATCTACTAAAAATGGGCTAAATATTATACAACAGGATGGTACCTATGCACCTATAGCAGCAAATGTTATATTACAATCTGCTATTACAGGTTCTGGTACTTCACCTGTTCCCTTAATACCTGTAGGTACTATCGTAGCTTTCGCCCATTCAACAACTCCTTCTGGCTGGGTTAGATGTACTGGGCAAAGTTTAGTTCGTGCAACTTACCCAGCATTATTTGCTGCTATAGGTACAACTTATGGTGCAGGAGACGATGCAGGCAATACTTTTGCAGCTCCTGATTTTAAAGACAAAACACTAATAGGAGAAGGAGCTGCAATGAGCTCCCTAGGTAATGGTGCTGGAAGCTTTGCTTCAGGAGGTACACTCACAACCGCATCTGGATCAGCTTCCTTGTCTACGTCCACAGGATCTGCTTCTACTGGTGTAAAAGACGCAGGTGGTATAACTGTTTTAACAGCCGTCAGTGCAGGTGGTCATACACATACAGCAGTGGTTCCACATGCTGTAACAAGATATATAATAAAAACATAGAGGGATAAATATGGAATATATTAAATTTCACATAGATGAGATGGATCAAGAGTTTGTATTTTTTGAATATAGAGAGGTAACGGAAGACACAAAAGGACCATTAATATCCAGAGCTTTTCCTTTTTCTAAAATTTTAGAAAGAGAACCAAAAATACAGGAATTAGTTGCCGGACCTATTATTGGTATATATTACGAACAAAGAGGTAGTAGTACCGTAAGTGAGAGACAGTGGATTGATAAAAGAGAAACTTTAGAGCCTGACTTAATTGACTGGATTATAACATTAACAAAAAAAGTATGTATTGAGGAGGTGTACGACGAATTATTAAAACCTCCTACAATTGACGAGCAGGTTGAGGATTTTATAAAAGAATTTTTTGAAGAAGGAGACTCAGAGCCATTAGAGCAAAAAGATTTCTTAGCTGAATTTTTTGAAGAGTTAGAACCTTCAGAAGAAAATAACTCTTTAGCTACTTCTTTGCACGAAGATCATACTTCTCTAGATATACTAAATAAAAGAATAGAAGATAGATTTAATAATACTTCATTAGAAACAGTAGACTTTTTAGCTGAGTTCTTTGAACAATTAGATGATGATGATGAAGTATAATATTTAAGGAGCTAATATGGCGCTTACGCGTGTAACATCAACAGTTTTAGAAGCAAACGCAGTCTCTGCAGAAAAAATGGCTAATAGTTCTCTAACTACTAGACTGTATGGTATAAAATCAATTGAGGCTAAACACTTTGCTACTAGCGCTAATGCTTTTAGCCTTACTACTAATATAAATTTACTGACTGCTAATTTAAATCAAACTTCTGCTAATATAGCAGCAGTTTCATTAAATGTAGCTGCAAGCAGCGGTAACACTGCTAGCCTGCTAGCAAACGTAAATCTTAATGCAGCAAATACTATACAGTTGCTTGCCAATTTAAATCAAACATCTTCTAATGTTACTGCTGTAGAAGCTAGAAGAGTAGCTAATATAGCAGGTGCCGTATCCACTATAACTACCGGTAACTTAACTGCGAGTAGGGCAATTGTAAGTGATGGATCAGGTAAAGTAATCGTGTCTGATGTAACTTCTACTGAGATTGATCATCTTGATGGGGTCACTAGCGCAATTCAAACACAACTCGATGCTGGAGTTACGAATACTAATTCTGTTAAAGCAAATGTAGATGCGGCTGAAGCTAATATTGCTGGTGTAATAGCAGGCACTAAAAACTTCACTGGTCAAATTACTATGGCAGACGATTTAGTAATTCAAGGTAATTTAATTGTAAATGGCGACACCACTACTTCTAATACTATCAATGCTGTTATACAAGATAGATTCCTTATGTTAGCTAACTCTGTAACAGGTACTCCTAGCGCTGATGTGGGTATATTCTTTAATCGTGGTAACGAAGGAATTGCTACTGTTTTTTATGATGAATCTGCTAAATCATTTACGTTATCCGAAACTCGTGACCCTGATAGTAATGTTGTTATTAGCCCTACAGGAGCAGCTAATCTCGTTACGGGACAGTTTAGTGCGTCTACTATAAAATATAATGGTGCGGATTTAAATACAGCTATTACAGATAATAGATCAGGAGCTGTATCTACTGTATATAAGGATAATCTAACAGCTTCTAGAGCTGTAGTATCTGATGGGTCTGGTAAAATTGCTATCTCTGCTGTAACTTCTACTGAAGTTGGTTACCTTGATGGTGTTACAAGTGCAATTCAGACACAACTAACGGCAGGTGTAACAGAGTCTACTGCCATTGAGGCTAGAAGAGCTGCCAATATAGCGGGTGCTGTTTCTTCTATAACCACGGGTAACTTAACTGCGAGTAGGGCAATTGTAAGTGACGGATCAGGTAAAGTAGATGTATCTGACGTAACTTCAACAGAGATTGGTTATCTTGATGGGGTCACTAGCGCAATTCAGACACAACTAGATAGTAAAGGTAGTACTGCCGGTTTTCAAGCTAATGATTTTATAACCTTTACTAGACTAAATGCTAATATTAATGTAGTATCTTCTAATATTGCTGTGGGTTTACAAAGAAAATTGAATGCTATATCAAGCGCAGAGGGAGAAGGTAGTGGGAATAATAACTTTTTTGTAGCTACTCCAGTAGGAGGTAATCCTACTGCTATTGATAATATATCTGTTAGTATAAATGGTATTATGCAGGCTAAAACAACAGATTATATATACACAGCAGGATCAGGTAAGGTCACTTTTAAAGATGCACTAATCCCTGATGGCTTAGTTATACAGATTACTTCTTTTAATCCCCCAACCTAATGAGAAAGTATAGACAACTTACAACTGAGCTAACTTTTAGATGTAATGCTAAATGCCCAGCTTGTCACAGAGTTAAGCCTCTTCGTATTAATTTAAATGATAAAAAATATACTATATCATTAGATAGTTTTAAACAGCTATTCTATCCTGAGCTGTTAAAAAATTTAGAATGGTTAGTTATTAATGGTAATTTTGGTGATTCTGTTATGAATAAACAGTTTCGTGAGATTATAACATATGTTAAGCAACATGATACTAGAATTTTAATACATACTAATGGTGGTATACATAATCATAACTATTGGACAGATGTAGGTAATATACTAACAAAACGTGATATAATTAATTTTGATATGGATGGTCTATCAGATACTCACTCCAAGTATAGAATTAACACTAAATTTGAAGATGTATTTAATAATGCGTGTTCTGTAATTAAAACAAACAATGCACAAGTACATTGGAAGTATATAGTATTTGAACACAATAAACATCAGGTAGAAGAAGCTAGGCAAATGGCTTTAGATCATAATTTTCATACATTTTCTACTGTTAAAACTTCTAGAGATGTATTTGCTCCTAAAAGTGGTAAGTTTATACATTCTAAAAAGAATAAAGAAAATATGGACAAAGCTGAACGAGTCATAAAATGTGTATGGGATAATTGGGGTAAGTGGTATGTATCTCCAGAGGGTTTAGTATTTAGATGTTGTTGGACGGGCGGTCACTATTATGATGAATCACAGTCTCGTTTTTATTATCCTCCAAAATTTGAAAATCTATTTAACGGACTGTATGTTCCTTTAGAGAAGATACTAAGTTATGAATATTGGACTAAGTTACAAAATTATTTAAAAGGTTATGATAGATCTTTTAGTTTATGTAAGTCTCAATGTGGAAAAATTGTATCTTCAATTGAAAAAACTGAGGAAAATCTCACTACTGGTAAGAAAGTTTTATTTGATTCACATAGTCAAAACGCCCAAGTGAGAGAAGCCTAAGTTTAAAAATTTGCCATAACCAAAAAATTAAAGTATTCTACATGTAAGAATTAATTTGTAAAGGATAAGCTATGAATAAAGACGGACACACTGATGTTGCTTCATCTAGACGTATGATGCAAACTATTATTGAAGATGCTAAAGATATACTTAATGCTCTTCCTTCAGATGAAGAAGCTTCTTTGCCTACTTGGTGGACAAATAAACTAGCTGTTTCTTCTGCCTATATTAATTCTGCTAGAGACTATTTAGTATATGGTTCAGATATGGGAGACAGTGATTCTTGTTCTTGTGGTACTGATTGTGACTGTGATAACGAATCAACAGCTACAGAAGAACTTATAGAAGATATAATGGACGAACTTGAAGAGGTAACAGAAGTATTAGATGATGATATGATGCCTCCTTCTTACAGATATATAACTAATGCCTCTTAAAAGAGGTAAGTCTAAAAAGGCTATCTCAAAGAACATAACAGAGCTAATGAAAAAACCCTCAAAGGCTCGATCTAAAGGCGTTAGTACTTTAGCGAAAAGATTGGGTGTAACTAAGAAAGAGGCTCAAAGACGGCAAGCAGTAGCAATAGCTCTAAATGCCGCAGGTAAGTCTCGAAAAAAATAATTTATGTAGCAAATAGCTACATTTTCTTTAAAGGAGAAACATTATGGGAACTACTTATAGCGTTGGAGGTCCATTCTCTACATATAGCACAATCGCAGATATCGACTCAGGAGCATTTGCCGCTGGCGGAAATACTCTTGAAATTTATCCAGGTACTCACGCCTGGCCTTCTACTGCCAAAGAAATGAAAAATATGAC